CTGATGGGCTGGCCGGTGTTCGTTGAGTTCTGCAAGGAAAAGGTGGACGAGTACAACAACCGTCCACTCCGTTCCCTGGTCAAGATCACCGACCCGACAACCGGCCGCCGCCGTCACATGACGCCGAATGAAGCCTGGGCGCTAGCGGAGGCCAAGGGTTTTGCGCCGCACACGGTGCAAGACGACGAAGCCCGTCCCTTGTTCAGGCCGCAGGTGCTGCGCACGGTACGCCGCTGCGAGCTGGAACTGTTCGGCAACCGTTACTTTGCCCGCGCCCTGGAAGAGTTCCACACCGACCAGCTGCGCGTCGGCTACGACATCCACGACCCGGCCAAGGTCTGGGTGTACGACCCGGACGGCCGCTTCATCTGCACCGCTGAACTGGATGCCAACAAGCGCGACTACATGCCCAAGTCGGTTATCCAGCAAGCCCGCGAGAAACGCGCTGCAGGACGCGAGAAGCGCATTGAAAACAAGCTGGTGGAAGTACGCGAAGAGCTGTATGGCGTGGCCGCTATCGACCAGATGGAAACGGTCAGCATTCCCGGCTTTATGCATATTACCCGCGACCAACTGGCGGCGCGATCCAGGGAAGCCATCCCGGTCGAAGTCGTCCAGCAGTCCAAGCCTGCCCCGGTAATGGATGTCATGCCGCCGATAGTGCCGGATGTAGAGGAATGGAAAGTACCGCAAACGCCGGAAGCCCGATGGGCTGAATGGCAACAGTTGAATATTTTAAGAGAGGAGGAAATCGACTGCGAGAAGCAAAAGAAATGGCGGCAGACCTATCAAGCCACCGCCGAGTTTCGTACGTACCAGCGCAAGAGCGCATAACAACCTGATGCCGCGCCAACGGCAATTACCTAACTAAAGGAAAACGAAGTATGACAAATATGAATACACCGGTCAATCGCGTGGCCAACATTTCCAACCTGGACCTGGTGGCCGTGGCTACCGAAAAGCTGATGTCCAGGGTGGATGGCCTGCCAGGCATCGGCGTGATCTACGGCGAAGCTGGCCGGGGCAAGACCATCGCCTGTTCGGCCCTGGCCAACCTCACAAGAAGCTATTACGTGCAGATGCGTAGCGCGTGGGGCCGCAAGGCACTCCTGGAGAAAATCTTGTTTGAGATGGGCATCAAGCCGAGCGGCACCATTCCTCACCTGCTGGACCAGATATGCGAGCAGATCGCCGCCAGCCGCCGCCCACTGATCATTGATGAATTCGACTTCTGCTTGCGTAGTGACGGCATGGTGGAACTTGTCCGCGACATCTACGAAGGCAGCCAGGGCACCCTGATGCTGGTCGGCGAGGAAATGTTGCCGACACGCCTGAAGAAATGGGAGCGATTCCACAGTCGCGTGATGGCCTGGATACCGGCGCTGCCTGTCTCATTGGATGACGCCGTCAAACTAGCCCCTATCTACTGCCCGCAGATCACCATTGGCGACGACCTGATGGCCCACGTAGTTGACATGGCGCGCGGCTCGGTACGCCGCGTATGCGTCAACCTGACCCGCATCCACGAGGAGGCAATGCTGACTGCCGAATCCCAAATGACGCTGGCCAAGTGGGGCGACCGCGAGCTGTACACAGGTGACGCTCCTAAACGTCGTCTGGCTTGAGGTAAGCGCCATGCCAACGGAAACAAAGCGCAGACCTGCGCATATGGAAATGGTCGGAGGAAAAGGTTCTCGCCAACGTGCCTGGGAAGCAATTCGCCAGCACGCGGGGGCTTTCTCCTGCTATCAGATCGCCCGTAAAGCAAAAGTCGACGACCGCACCCTGTACAGCTACCTGCAATGCCTGGAGCGTGGCGGCTTCCTGGAAGGCCACAAACTGCCAGGCGCGCCCATCGGTACGGAAAAAACCTGGTCGCTACAGCGGGACAACGGCGTCGAAGCGCCACGGTTGAACAAAAAGGGTGAACCGGTCACCCAGGGTCTGGGGAACGAGGCCATATGGCGCTCCATGCGCATTATCTCGGACTTCAGCGCGGCCGAGCTGGCGGCGCATGCCAGCGCGTCGGGTGTCGTCGTCAAGGTGGACACGGTTAAAACCTATTTGCTCCTGCTGCGGCTGGCCGGATACGTCCAGGTCGTCGCCGAGTCGAAAAGCAAGGGCATCGGAAAAGGCAAGGGCCAGGCGCGTTATCGGCTGGCACCGGGCAAGTACACCGGGCCGCGTCCGCCGATGATCCAGCGCACAAAATCGGTGTATGACCCGAACCTGGCCAAGGTCGTCTATCAAGAGGAGGCCATCAACGATGACGACCTCTGAGCCACGCTGGCTGCATCTAGTGCGCGAAGAAGCGGCGCGCACCAGCATCGCAGCAGTTGCCCGCCGGTTGGACTACTCGCGCACGTCTATTAGCCTGGTGCTGGATGGCAAGTACCCAGGCAAGACCGGCAAGATCGAAACCAAGGCGATTGCAGTCCTGGAGCCAGCCATTACGGTGGCCTGCCCATACGTCAGCCACGTAATACCGGTTGAAATGTGCCAGGACTATTCCACTCGGCGCGCTCCCACACACAACCCAACGTTAATGGGGCAGTGGCGCGCATGCCAACAGTGTCAAAACAAATGCAAGGGAGAAACGCAATGATTCAGCAAATTCTAACGATTCGTGAGTATTGGAACGGCTATTCCCTGATCGTGCACGCCGGGAAGCCTGAAGAGCAAGTGGTTGCAATGCGCATTCCCGAAGAGTTCATGGCGAGGCAGTTTGCAATCGCTCCTGAATTGATCAACGCCGCGCTGGTGGCCGCCAGCGTTCTCAAGTGCGGCGGCTTACACGACATGAGCGAACAAATCGCCTACGAGCGTCTGGAAGAAGCGCTGGCGGCTGTCGGAGTGGCGGTTGATACGCCTGCGACACGGGAGCTGGCGTATGGATAGGCCGCGTTTGTTCGGGTTCTCGCGTACACCCACGGTCCTGACGCCAGCGTTTGTCAGCAGCCTCCAATCGCTCAACAGCACGGTGCGCTGGCTGCGGGAGCATAACCAGGTGCTGCTGTCGGTGGACCTGCGTGCGGCGAGGCCCACGGTGGTGGTCAGGCCAACCGATGTCCCCTTACTGATCAGTGCCGGTCGCGGCATGAACGCCAGAACGCTGCCTAGCGGCTCGCGCCTGTGCAGCGTCGTTATCTATGGCTGCTCAGTGGAGTGGGTACGGAGGGAAACATGAGCCGGTTCACCGTAGCGTTTCAGTGGATCAAGCTGCACGTCGAGCTGCTGCCGACTTCGCAGGACGTCGACGCCAAATACCGTGCCGGCCGCAGGCGGCGCAGTGGCGAACACGTACACGCCTACTTTGAGCCAAGCAAGACCGATCGCGCAATCTATAAGGGCAAGATCGTGCTGCCAGAAAACGGCAGGCTCGAAGAGCTGATTCCGCATGAGGTGGCACATGCGGTTATCCACTGCTTGCGCGGCGTCAGCGCCAACGATGATGAAGTGGCAGCAACAGCAATCGGGATGCTATCGGCCAGCATCTTTGCCCGCGTTAGAAACAGCCAAAAGCAATAACACCACCAACAACACTGAAAGGAATTTGATATGTCAGATGCAATACAAAAGCTGGGAGCCGTTCTAGCAGCAAAACAGCAACCGACCTACGACGATGTCGAAGCCGCCCTGGCCGAGGCTTTGAAGGACTCCGCAGCCTACAGAGGCATGTTGAAAGAAATGGCGAGCTGGATGGCTAAGCTGACTGCCGCCCACATCGCCAACGACTCTGAGACTGTCACCAATACCTTGGACGCTTTCATCGCAGAACGCGTCAAGATCATTCCGCTACAACCAGGAGCAATCCACTAATGCACAACTACTTTGAACCGCTGATCCCTTGGCCAGCCAGGGACCAGCGGACAAAACCAGTACCGCAAGACAAAAAATCACCGATCCCCATCGGTCCCACAGACGTTTAATACAGGAACGAAACACATGGAACAAATCACTATCCCTGAAGGCTACATGCAAAACGCCCAAGGCCACCTGGTGCCGACTGAGCTGGTCAAGCCCATCGACCAGATGCGTCACAACCTGGTGCTGGAGCTGGTGCTAGGCGCTAAGGCAGTTCGCGACCAGTTGGCTGACTTCAAAGACCAGGTTTTCAAAGACTTCAGCGCATTTGTCACACTCAGCGCTGAACAGTATGACGTCGCGCTAGGCGGTAAGAAAGGCAACGTTACGCTGTTCAGCTATGACGGCAAGTACAAAGTGCAACTGGCCATCTCCGAGAACATCGTCTTTGACGAACGCCTGCAGGCGGCCAAGGCGCTGATCGATGAATGCATTTCCGAATGGTCGGTAGGCAGCGATCCGAAAATCCAGGTGCTGGTGCAGGACGCCTTCAAGACCGACAAGGAAGGCAACATCAACACTGGCCGCGTACTGGGCCTGCGCCGCCTGGATATCAAAGACGACAAGTGGAAGCGCGCCATGGACGCCATCGGCGAGTCCCTGCAGGTGGTCGGCAGCAAGCAGTACATCCGCTTCTATGAGCGAGTGGGCGAGGATAAGTACATGCCCATCAGCCTGGACATCGCAGCAATCTAACGGGAGGAACTATGGCAACCAGAAAACCCAAAGCACAGTCCCCGATGAGCGTGGTTAGCGTGGATTTTGAAGATTACTTCTTGCCCGCCGATCAGGGAATGCAGCTAGTACGCATCATGCAGAACGCGGTCAAATGCCGGTCCACCTTCCAGGGTGGTGGTGTGAATTTTCTCACTGCCGAACAACCTAAGCTGGAGTTGAAGATTGTCACGCCAGCACAGGTGCGGCCGGCCACTTCGGAATCGGAATTCCTGTCGGCCTTTTAAAGCGAAACCATTCTCCGCCCTGGCGGGGAATGGTCTGCCCGCCATGGTGGCCGGGTACTGATGAGCAGCCGAGAAAACGAATCATGCAACCTATGAGAACTGCGGAGCAAGCCCGCAAGGCCGAACTGGCCCAGATACACATCGCCAAGATGCAGCTTGCCATGGAGGATGACGCCTATCGTGCCTTGTTGACGCAGGTCACCGGCAAGGCATCCAGCAAAGACCTTACCTGGCAGGAACGGAAGGCACTCCTGGACCACTTCAAGAAGATCGGGTTCAAGCCGAGGGCGAAGCCGGCCGGCCGCGCAAAGCCGGCAGTCGCCATGGACCGTCAAAGCCAGATCAAGAAGATTGAGGCGCAACTGGCGGCTGCTGGCCGTGCCTGGGCCTACGCCGATAGCATGGCGCAACGCATTTGCAAAGTAGAACGCATTGAATGGTGTGATCACTCTGCGCTGGCCAGCGTCATAGCGGCACTGGCCTACGACGCCAAGCGCCGCGCCAAAAGAACCGCAAACGCACAATAAATAGGAGATGGCCGTGCAAACTGACTTGTCTCATCTTCCACAGAGTGCCCAGAAGCTTATCGCCCTTATAGGATTGCCTGCGACCCTTCGTCTAGTTGACGCCCACGGCGGACACGGAATCAACCTGTATAACAGTGAAAATAGCCTAGAACGCATGACAGAAACCGTTGGACGAGAGGCGGCGCAGAAGCTGCTCCGGTTCTATGGCAACGATCCTTTTACCGTGCCGCTGTGTCACCGTGCTTTGAAAGCCGTACGCAATGCGGAGATTCTTGCTGAATTCGACCGCCTCACGATGCAAGAGGGGCTCTCAGCTCGCGCTAGCGTGATTCGAATAACGCGGCACTTCAATCCGTATATTCATGAACGTACGATCTGGCGTATTCTCAAGCTGACCAATGAAGCGTCCGTCATCGACCCCAGACAATTGTCTCTTCTCTGACAATAAAAGGAAAGGAATCTGTCCGCTGGCTTTACTTGCCATAAAGCGATTTGTATTTGACCCCATTAGTTTGAAGTACGTCATATTCTGGACGGGTGACGGACAGCAAACTGTCCGCTAGCTGCATCGCGAGTTCTACAGCTTGAAAGGCATCAACACCAACTATTTTTCTATGTGGGCTAAGAATTTTGTCAATATGAAGGTAACAGAAATGGTCTCCCTTTATGCCTGCCACGGGCACAGGTAAGGTTATCGTCGCTTCAATTTCGGTAGTGGTATTGTCTCTTTTGTCGAAGAAGTAAAGAAATTTTCTAATACTATTATTTGGGCTGTCCAATTTTTTCTCCATGCTTTAGGTAAATGATCGCGAATTGTGGATGATGCTGGGCTTCCTCAGCAATCGTCGAGGGAGCCCATTTGATATGCTATCTACCTATTAATTTGTGCCAAACATTTTGCATATTCTTCATTTCCTTGTGCATAACATAATCTTCGCCCATCTAAATCTCCGGTACCGTTGTCTGCACCAGGATATATTCGATTGCACATCTCCACCCATTGATCCATTTGACGGTTGCATGTTGACGCAGGATCGTTTACTGGGGGAGGAGCTGGGCAATAGCCTGGACCGCCCGCTGCTCTCACCGGTGCCCGTGTTACTGAGAATGCCCTCGCACTTCTGGCAGTGACTGGCGCTTTGGCGCTGCCGGTGTTGCAACCTTCATCCGGAGGGGGATCGTTGGGGTCGGTAGGATCGCCACCACCTCCGCCACCATCTCCTCCATCTCCTCCACCTCCGTCTCCACCACCTCCGTCTCCACCACCGCCTGCACAGCCCTCGTCACCGCTTTCAGGATCTAGCTCGCACGGGTCCGATAATGCGGAGAACTCATACATTGCTGCCAGCTTTTGATCAGTTGTATGCGCTAATGTGTTTATACCAGCTGCATTTTGGGCTGCACCAATTACGAAGCGTGGTTTCAGCAGAGTTCCGTCTTGCTTGGTTATCGTAACCTGCGAAGGTGCAGTCGAGTCACTGTTATACGTCACTTCCAATTTAGTCAGCCCTATGCCCGATATAAGCTTGACTCGTCCTTTTAAATCCCGTGCTACGGAATAAATCGCGCCTCTGTCTGTGGATGCATAAGCAAGAACTTTGTTGGCATTGTAAACGTAAGTGATGCCAAGGCCGCTACGACGCTTCTTATGAACCAAAAGTCCTTCTTTATTGAATTTGTATTGAGTCGCTTTTTTGGCTCTCTTTTTAAGCGTGATCGTCTTGTCGCCATTGGACTCAAGCTGCACTGCCGCCGCTGTTGTAGCGTATGCCGAGATTGCCGGACAGGCCAAAAGCATTGAAATTATTAAGGCTAAACTCTTTCTATTTACCAATTCATTCTCCATTTAATAGACAAACAATCTGAATTGATCAGCGCCTTCCTCCACTGACCAACAGAGCTGGTGCTTAGAAGCGAGCTCCAGCTATTCCATCAAAGACGCATATCGCTTAGCATAATTTTGCATCTTTGATATGCCAATAATACAATGTTTACTTAATGATAATGCTGTAATGTTAAGAAATGATTCATTTTGTTGCGCACTGTATCGAAATGTTTCAACTTAAAGAGGTGCTGACATTTGTCATCCTTAGCTGTTGCCTCGCGCCCGCGTAAAGTCCTCACGTCGTCCCGCTGACATCGTCAGCCACCACACTGAGGAAAACACGTGAACAAACTCCGCATGATCCAATGGCTGCTGGTCGCAGCCTTGTTGTATGCCTTGGCGCTGACCATGCTCCGAGCCGGCTACGGCGGCCCGTTGCAGACGCTGACCTGGAAACTGGGACACGTCACCATGGGCGGCTTCGCCGGTTATTGGCTGGACCGTACGGCCTTCCGTGACCGCATCGTCTGGGACACTCAGCCGCTGGTGATGATACGGCGCGCCATCATCATGTTTGGCGCTATGTATACGCTTGGCGCGGGCATGTAATGAAGACGTTCTTGCGTTCTCTATGCTGCCGGCTGCTTTTTGATGCCGTCGCCGTGGCGTTATTGGTGCTATGCATCAATGCGGCATGGGCCGCCGACCTGTGCCCACAATACCGAGCCACGCTGACCCGCGAAGCCCAGGCGATATACGGCCTGAATGCGCCTATCCCAATGCTGGCCGGGCAGATACGCCAGGAGAGCGGCTGCCGGGCCGATGTGACAGCCTGGGATGACGGCCGGGGGCTGGCTCAGTTCATGGACGGCACGGCGCGCCAGGTCTCAAAGTCCTTTCCTGAACTCGGCGCGCCCGATCCTTACAGTCCGATCTGGGCGATCCGTGCCCTGGTACGCTACGACAACTGGCTGTATCAGCGCGTCCAGGGCGAGAACGCCTGCGAACGATGGGCGGCGACGCTGAAGAGCTATAACGCCGGCCTGGGCTATGTGCAGCGCGCCCAGCGCCGCTCGTTAACGCCTGCTACCTGGTTTAACGCAACCGAGAACATCAACGCCGGCCAGAGTGATAAGAACTTCGAGTTTTCCCGCCGCTATCCCCGCCTGATCCTCTTCAAACACCAGCCTCTGTATGCGAGCTGGGGCATGTACACCTGCCAGGAGCAGCCGCAATGACCCGTATCACTGTCATCGCCTTCCTGGTCTGGTCCATCGTGTTTGGAGCCGCCTGCTATGGATTCGGCGTCTACGTGCAGAGCAACGCCAGTACCGCCGAACTGGTCAAGGACCAGAAAAAAGACACTCAGCTGACCAAGGCCAAGAACCGAAAAGCCCTTGCAGCCGGCATCCGCGCCGAGCAGGCCCAGGTCAAAACAGATACCTACTTTCAACACCTCCGCTCCGACTATGAGACAGACCAACACAATAACCCTGGCATTGGCTGCGTGCTTGACCCTGTCAGCCTGCGCCGCTGGAACGATGCCAACGCGCAATCAGGCAGCCCAGCCGCAGGCCAACCTGATCACGGACTGCCCCAGCCTACCGCTACTGAAGCCGGGCCAGAACGCAGTGAACAACCATATTGAAGTCGCCCGGCTATACCGCCTTTGCAGCAATAAGGTGCATGGCTGGATTGACTGGTACACAACCACGGAAGCGCCTGAATGACAGATATCTTTGACCGCGCCGCCGAACTGGAGCTGCGGCAACGCGAAGACGCAGTGGCCAGGCAGAGGGACGAAGCCCTGGCAAGAAATCAGGCCAGCGCCGCATCTTTAGGCGTGCGGGACTGTGTGGACTGCGAGCTGCCCATCCCGACCAAGCGCCGCAAGGCAATTCCCGGTTGCACCAGGTGTATCGAATGCGAGCAGGCAGTAGAGGCTCGCAGCAAGCTAATGAGGCGTTAAATGGCGCGAAAACAAGTAAATAGGAAAACCTGCATGCAAATCAGCAATGACGATCTGGCCCGCATCCTGGGTCGTATGGAAGCCAAACTGGATGAGCAAGTCCACGCCTCAAAGCGTATGGAAGGCGGACTGGCCAGCCTTGACAGCAAGGTAAGCCGTCGACTTGATGAGCACGATCAGCGCCTGCGTGATCTGGAAATCGCCAATCCTAAAAAACTAGGTGAAACCGTTAAAGGCCACGATGCACGCATCCAGGCGCTGGAAAAAGGCGCGGCCAGGGCCGGCGTGGTCGCGGGGATTGGCTCCAGCGTCGCCATTGCCGCGCTGGTGGAATTCATGAAACGCAAGCTGGGGTCTTAATGGCGAAGAGTGCCGATGTGCGCGCCTTGGTGCGCAAACATTATGTCTTTGATCGCATATCGCTGGAGCAAGCCGCCAGCCTGGTCAATGTCGCCTATACGACCGCCAAGCGTTGGAAGAGCCAGGCAGCGGCCGAAGGCGACGACTGGGACAAGGTGCGTAGCGCCTCGGCCCTGGGCGGCGGCGACGTCGAGCAATTGTCACAGCAGATTCTAACGGAAATGCTGATCCAGTTTAACGCCGTGCTTGATCTGATCAAGGCCGACAAGGAAATGCCGGCCGCCAAGCGCGTCGACCTGCTCTCCAGCCTGATGGATAACATCCACAAGAGCATGGCCGCCATGCGCAAGTTCCTGCCCGAAGCAAACAGCCTATCCATCGGTATGACGGTCATTCGCGGCCTGGCCGAGTTCGTCCAGGAGCGCTACCCGCATCACGGTGCGATGCTGGTCGAGATCCTGGAGCCGTTTGGGGACGTCTTACCCAAACTACTGGCGGATGCCAAATGAAGAGCAACGATTTAACCACCAAGGAATTCCAGAATGAGCTGACCGACCTGGTCAGCTCATTGCGTAGGGACATTGAAGCCCATCAGATGGGCCTGGACGCCTCGCCGGCCGCGATCAAGGCACGCCGGAAGCGGGTGCTGGACGGCGACTTCAAGTTCTTTGCCTATACCTACTTTCCGCACCACATCCGTGGCGAGCCGTCGCTGTTCCAGGCGCAGTTCTGCACCCGCTGGCCGCAGCTGTTGCGCCAGCCGGGCGGCGTCAAGGAATGGTGGATTGCCCCGCGTGGCGAGGCCAAGTCATCAATGCTGACCAAGATCGGGCCGGTGTGGTGTGCCGTTCAGGCGCTGCTGCAACGCCCTGAAATACGGTCGGAGATCGGCTGGACGGCCGCGCCGCCGCCGTTTATCGACTATGTCATCCTGCTGGGCGCCGAGACCAAGCTGCCGACCAAGCTGGTCGAGGTCGTTAAAACGGAACTGACGATGAATGCCACCCTGGCGCTGGACTTCCCGGAAGTGTGCGGCAAGGGGCCTATGTGGAAGGTCGGCGAGTTCATCACCAAGACCGGCGTCAAGGTGGAACCGTTCGGCGCAGAGCAGGCGATTCGCGGCACCTTCCACGGTGCCAGCCGGCCGAAGCTGCTGCTGGGCGATGACTTGATCACCGATGCCGAGGCGAAGAGCCCCACCGAGCGGGAAAACCGCTGGAACTGGTTGACCAAGGCCATCGACTATCTCGGCCCGCCTGACGGCAGTGTCAAGTATGGCGGCGTGGGCACGATCCTGGATAAGGACGATCCTATCAGCCGGGCCAAGCGCACCATCGGCCATGTCGTTCACCATTTCCGCGCGATTGAGCAATTGCCGACCAACATGGACCTTTGGGCCAAGTGCGAACAGATGATGCGCAACGACGACGCCCGCCTGGTCGAAGCGGCCGCCAAGCAAAATATGGTGGTGCCCGACCAGGAACTACCGTCCCATCGCTTCTATCTGGCCAACAAGCTGGCCATGGATGATGGCGCGATTACTTCCTGGCCGTCAGTCCGATCACTGTTCTGGCTGATGCGCCAGCGCGCTACATCGCCCAAGGCGTTCGGCACCGAGATGCAGGGCGACCCGCGCAGCGAGGAAGACAAGGTGTTCGGCAACATTACATTCTGGGTCCAGCGAATGCAGAACTGGATCATCTTCGGCGGCTGTGATCCCTCCATGGGCAAGGGAGAGACTTCCGATCCTTCAGCGATCCTGGTCGGCGGCCTGGACCCGATTACCAGGCGTCTGCACGTGATGGAAGCGATCATCAAGCGCCGGGTGCCTTCCAAGCTGGAGGCGGACCTGATTGCCATGCAGCGGGAGTTCCGTTGTCGGGCCATCGCCTTTGAGAACAATAATGCCTATGAGCACTCCCGCCAGACCTTCATCCAGGCCGGCCTGCTGGCGGGCGTACCGCTGCCGTTGATTGGCGTCACTGCAAGCGTCCCGGCCGAGGTGCGCGTGGACTCCCTGGAACCGTATGTCACCGATCTTGTTGTGCCTAGCATCCTGCTGCACGCAAAGCTGGTGCAACTGCTGTCCGAGCTGGACACCTGGCCGGAAAAGCAAACCAACCATCACTATGACGGCCTGACCGCCTTGCATCTGCTTTGGCACATCGCCATTACGCGGGGCGCGATGACATACGACGATTTTCAGAGTCAGGCCCGCCGTGGCAGTAGCGGAACTAACGGCCGTGACGACTTTTCATCCAATTCCCGGAGCATGATGTGAGCAAAATCCTTGACCAGTTTGGCAATCCTATCGAACGGGCCGTCCTGGACGAACCTCAGACCACACGTATAGCGGCGTTACAGAACCAATATCTAACGCCCATGTTGGGCGGGCTGACGCCGGCCAGGCTGGCACGCACACTGCAGGAGGCCGATAACGGCAATTTGTTGGAGCAGCATCGCCTGTTTTCCGACATGGAAGAGCGGGACGGCCACCTGCGCGCCGAGATGGACAAGCGCAAGAATGCCATCGTCGGGCTGTCCTGGGAGATCGTTCCTCCGCGTAATGCCACTGCAGCGGAGAAAGCGGCAGCAGAGTGGGTCAAGGAAGTGCTGCAGGACGCCGTGGACCCTATCGAGGATTTGTTGATCGGGATGATGGACGGCGTCGGCCACGGCTTTGCGCCCATAGAACTGGAGTGGCGCAAGGAAGGCAGCGAATTGCGGCCTAACTTCCATCCACGGCCGCAGGAGTGGTTCCGGCTGAACCAGGCCAGGACCGAGATACGCCTGACGGACGGCACCGTCGACGGCATGCCACTGAGGCCGTTCGGCTGGCTCATGCATACTCACGGCAAGGCAAAGAGCGGCTATCTGGGCCGCATGGGACTGTATCGCACCCTGGTATGGCCATTCCTGTACAAGGCGTATGCGCTGGGCGACTTCGCCGAGTTCCTGGAAACCTACGGCCTGCCGATCATCGTCGGCAAATATTTTTCCGGCGCGACGGCCGAAGAAAAGTCCAGCTTGATGCGGGCCGTTACAGCACTTGGGCACGATGCCCGCGCCATCATGCCGCAGGAAATGTCCCTGGAAGTCCAGAAGGTAACAGGCGGTGGCGGCGACTCGGCGCACCTGTCCATGATGGAATGGGCGGATAAATCCGAATCCAAGAGCATCCTCGGTCAGACTCTGTCGGCCGATGCCGGCAAGAGGGGCGGCGGCAGCTTCGCCCTGGGCAAGGTCCACAACGAAGTGCGGCACGACATACGGCGCGGCGACGCCCGCCAGTTGTCGGCGACGCTGACCCGCGACCTGGTGTATCCATTGATTGCCCTGAACCGCTCCGGCGTCGACGGCCTGACCCGTTGCCCGCGCTTCGTGTTTGACCTGTCCGAAGCGGAAGACCTGACCGCCTACGCGGATGCACTGCCGAAGCTGGTAGCGGTCGGCCTTCAGGTGCCACGCTCCTGGGCGCATGAAAAGCTGCATATCCCCGTCCCCCAGAAGGGCGAAGATGTCCTGAAGATCATCGCGCCCGTTCCGGCTGCAGCGCCGCAGAACGGGAATACACCGGCCGAACTGTCCACCAGGCTGCCCGCCGCGCTGTCCACTGCGCCAGAAGGCCCGGTCGGCGGCGTTGTAGATACGCTGGCCACGACAACGGCGCCAGCCTGGAAAGATCTGATCGACAGCGTTAAAAAGATGGTCGATGAGGCGACCGATCTAACGGCGCTGCAGGCCAGCCTGGTCAATGCGTTTGGCGGCCAGTCACCTGACGCCCTGGTCAAACTGATGGCGGCGGCGTTCGCGCTGGCTGAGCTGAAGGGCCTGAGCGACGCCCAGGACGGGGCTTAGTCGTGCCGGTCAGCGTCACATTCCCAGGAAAAGATGCGGCCGGCAATGCCGTTTCTAACCCGTTCGATGCGCAGTTGGCGTTCTTCAAGAACAAACTCAACCTGCCCACGGAACGCTATGACGACATTGTCAAGGCTGCCCATGACCGCGCCTTCATCGTCGCCGGCGCGGCTAATGCCGACCTGCTGAATGACCTGAACGGCGCGATTCGCCGCAGCATTGAGGACGGCCGCGGACTGGAGGCGTTCCGCAAGGACTTTAATTCCATTGTGCTGAAACACGGCTGGACCGGTTGGACCGGCGAAGGCAGCGCGGCCGGCCAGGCTTGGCGTACCCGCGTCATCTATCAGACCAACATGGCGACCAGCTATGCGGCAGGCCGCTGGCAACAGCTTAATGATCCTGGGCTGCTGTCTATTCAGCCCTACTGGCGGTACGTCCACGACGACAGTGTCGTGCACCCACGTCCTATGCACCTGGCTTGGGATGGACTGGTGTTACGTCACGACCATCCGTTCTGGCAAACGCATTTCTGCCCGAATGGATGGGGTTGCCAATGCCGCGTCGTGTCAGCTAGTGCCAAGGAATTCGCCGAGGCGGAAGCGGCCGGCAAGACCGAACCGCCCGCAGGCTGGGACCAGATCGACCCCAAAACCGGCGAACCAATCGGTATCGACAAGGGTTTCGGCTACGCACCAGGTGCAAACGCAGACCGGCCGCTGAAGGACTTTATCGACCAGAAACTGATCAACCTGGACGCGCCCATAGGCTCGGCCATGTATGAGTCCCTGCGGCCGGTGCTGCAGGCCGAGATGGATGCGGCCTATGCCGCGTTCCTGGCCGAAGTGCTGGCCGATCCGGTCAAGCGCGGCCGGCTGGCCGTCATCGGCGCGATTGACCGGGCGACGCTGGAATGGCTGGCGGCAAACAAACAGATTGCGCCGGCCAGCGCCGAGATCGCCGTGCAGGATGGCCTGATCGTCGGCAAGAAGGCCCAGCGGCATCAGGCGGCCGGTGATGCACTGACCGCCCAGGAATGGGCCAGCCTGCCGGATTTGCTGGCGAACCCGGCACAGGTCTTGTATGACACCCAGAGCGGCAAGCTGCTGTACATCGTAGACGCGGCCGATCCGCGCCAGGGCAAGTTGGCGGTTGAATTCGATTACAAGCTGAAAAAGGACAAGGGCGAAACCAACATGCTGGTGTCCGCGTTCAAGATTCTTGCGGAAAGCGTTGTGGCTGGCATTACGGGGGGATTGTTTGCGGTCATTAAGTGAACCGGTGGGAGGCCGGACGTCCCTCCATCCATGCTGGCCGCCGCAGCGACTTCCCATGTCTGTGGACTCCGAATTTCCACAGCTCACCAGTTCATGCCCACAGTATAGGACATTTTTATGACAAAGGCGATTGAGGTACAAAGCCTGGCTGTCAATGCGGTTTTCGCGCAACTGAGAGGGAAAGTCGACGATATGTCGCCATTCCTGCTTGGCCTGGGTGAGGATATCACCGAGCGCACCAAGCAGCGTTTTGTCAGTGCCACCGCACCGGACGGGACACCCTGGCAACCGAACTCCCAGGTAACGCTGATGAACTACCTGGACAAGAAAAACGGATTTTCCAAGAAGACGGGCAAGATCACGGCCAAGGGCCAGGCGCTGGCAATGGGCAAGCGCCCGCTGCAGGGGCAAAGCGGGGACCTGGCTCGACAGTTCCGCTACCAGGTGTTTTACGGCTCATTGACTGTCGGCTCGACGATGGTCTATGCCGCCATGCAGCACTATGGCGGCACCAAGGCACAGTTCCCTCATCTGTGGGGTGACATCCCAGCAAGGCCGATCCTCCCGATCATGCCGGATGGCTCGATGTATCCCGCCGAGGAAAGCAGGATTGTGGACCGCCTGCGCGAGTATCTGACGATTTAAGCGGAGGCAACCACAACCAAAAAAGACAGGGCGACCGACCCGGTGCGTCAACACCTGGTAAGCCGCTCGGCACGCAGACATTCCTGCTTGCTCCGCCAAGGCCCTGCCACCCCGATCGGAGGCGGGCGAATATTAGCACGGAGAGGATTTATGCAGGATATACGCTGTGGAAAGTGCAGTAAAAAATTGGGTGAAGGCACCTATATTTGCCTAACTATAAAGTGTCCGCGCTGCGGCACATTGAATCAATTGAGGGCCGCGAGTCCCGCACCAGAGCGCCCACGAGCGCCCGATTTAGGAAGTTTAGATGGATAGCAGTCCGATTATTCCCTGGCTGGGTGGCAAGCGCCGCCTCGCTGATAAATTGATTCCCCTGTTTCCTCAGCATGAATGCTATGTGGAAGTGTTCTGCGGCGGCGCTGCCCTGTATTTCTTACGCCCGTTCCCGGCCAAGACCGAAGTGATTAACGATGTCAATGGGGAGCTGGTGAACCTTTACCGGGTGGTCCAGCACCACCTGGAGGAATTCGTGCGCCAGTTCAAGTGGGCCATCAGCAGCCGGCAGATTTTCAAATGGCAGCAATTGACCAGGCCGGAGACCTTGACCGACATTCAGCGCGCCGCACGGTTTTATTATCTGCAGCAGCACGCTTTCAGCGGCAAGGTCGCCGGCCAAAATTTCGGCACCGCCACCACTGGCCCAGCGATCAATCTCTG